TGTACCATACCTACGCCAGCGACTCGGCCAACGCGCTGCTGATCGTAGACGGGGAGTGCCTCAACCCGGGACACTCCACGTCTAGCGGCGGCGCAGACACCTACAAGCAGAACTGCGACACACACAACATGTACGCAGGAGAGGCGATCCACATCATCATCGAGAAGGTGAGCGACGACTCCGCGTCGCACTTCCTCGACCAGTCGGTGGACAAGGACGCGGCCTTTGCACTCGCGCTGAGGCTGCGCGGCTTGCTGCTCGGCGACAGACTCGCCGTCGTGCGAGAGTCTCTCGACATCATTACGCATGGTGACGACGGGCTCTACGCCGTGTCGGACGAGTTCGTGACGCTCTTCAACTTCCACTCGTTTCAGCAAGCGTATGCTGAGATGAACCTGGGATACACTCCTGCCGACAAGAGCGGCGCGAGTTTCTCCCATGTGACGTGGGACGATGCCGACCTCGGCAAGCGCAAGTTCGTGCGTAACGAGGAGCTGGACACGTATCTGGCTCCTCTCGCCATCAAGAGCATAGGCAAGATGCTGACGATCGGCGTCAAGAGCGACATGTCCCTACATGAGAAAAGGGAAGAGGCCGTCGTGTCAGCGCTTATGGAGTTTGCGCAGTACGGCCGTGATCAGTTCGACGACTGGGTACAGCGTCTCACGCCCATTTGCGAGAAATGGGGAGTGGCGCTGCCTGCCAAGGACTGGCTCACAACTGTTTCGTCCAACAGAACAACAAGGACGAGCCATGCACGTGGAGAAGACCAGACCACGGTGGCTAAGCTGGAAACAGCCCTGGCAACCATGCTCGGGACCGCCCCTGAGGCTTAGACGTTATTCAGCGTCAGCCCGGCGATTTATTAATCCCCAGCTGTAATATAAATACCATGACCACAAGAAGTAACATATATATTTATAATCTGACTGAAGATTTAAACTACAGTAGTACCATAGAAAGAGTGATTAGAGTCACAGCTTCCGCCGACGAGGGCGGAGCTGGCGACAATCACCAAGAGCACATCGCACCCAAAGAGAACATTTCGTCAGAAAACGTTACATTCTTGGAGGAGCCAGCGACATACTCTTTAGACATCGACTCAGCCCCCGATGCCACTTACGGAGATAGTGGGGCGACAGACTGCGGGTTAGCAGGGTTCCTGGGACGCTACGTCGTTCTAGATTCCTTCAAGTGGGAGATTGGCACGGACTTGCTCCGTGTCATAGACCCGTGGTCAGTGTGGAGAAACACCGCAGTGATCAAGGACAAGCTCAACCATTATGCGTTCCTCAAGTGCGATCTTGAGGTTCGCATTATGATCAATGGGACAGGCTTTCACTACGGCCAGCTGATGGCGGCTTACGCTCCGATGCACAGCTACACAGGCTTAGACTTTCAGACTAATGCCACCGCAGCTGCGGAGAAGGGCAAGAGCTCTCTGTACAACTTCCGACACTACGCCAAGGCGTCGGGACTGGTTCAGAAGGAGGTCACGG